AAAATAAATTCTATATAAAGTTCTAAATTATCAATCCCATCAATTTCAGATGCAATTGTATCTAAAATTTTATGTATTGCTTCATCAGATAATTGTGAAGTGACACTTTTATTTGGATTAAATTTGTTTTTAAGTTTCATTTGTATAAAGTTTTCGGAAAGTACTGGGCTTACATATATAAATAATGCCAGTTAATTAATTAGTGATTCTCATGAGAATTTCTCATTATTATCATTTTGAAAAATATTGAAAAATTTATGAATACTGGTAAAGTCATATCCTAATTTTTCTAAGATTATGTATGAAAGACTAGTCTTAACAGAATCTTCTGGATAGCCAGTATATTGCATTGACTGAATATCAATGTCATAACACATAGATAATTCTTTTTTCATAAATTCGTAGTCGTACCATTTACTTTCTGGTACGTCTTCTAAGTATTCTCTTAGATACTCTTTTTCATCTTCGGTGTAATTAATCATTAGACATATCCTCTGTTAACATGACCAGATCTCCTTGCATCTAAGTGTTGAATAGTCTCTAAATTCATCCCTCCAAATACCTGTAGTATGAATATAAAATTCAATATCTAAATCTGTTATATCGTCATGAAAAGGTTGTCTATTTAATACTTTTTGAACAAAAGCATCAAATTCTTTTTGTTCTTCTTTAGTTAAATCTTCATAAGAAATACTAAAATCAGTTCTTTTAGAACCACTTGTAGTTTCATCAAAAACTTTAATCATAACTTTCTTAGCTCCTTTTTTAATTTGGTTATTTTTGAGAAAATTTCTATCTTTTCTCCTATTGGTAATTTCTCTATATCTTTCATTGACTCTTCTATCTGATGTTCTACCTGAGCTTTATATTCAGCTAACTTATGTGCCTTATCTAAACTAGGTATTGATAGCTCATTATAGATCTTGTCATACCATCTATAGGCAGTTGATTGACTTACTTTAAAATGAGCCATAAAATATTTAATACACTCACTTCTTCTTCTTTCATCAAAAATAAATTCCTGAGCTAATTCTTTAGCTTCAGCTTTATTTTCTTCCCATTTTTCATCCCTATCTGACATTTTCTAGCTCCTCTAACTTTAATGAATTATTAGAAAATTCCATTAATCTTTCTAATACATCATCCCTTGTATAATCTTTTTTTATCGCATCATCACCAAAAGCTATCCTAAAAACTTTTTCTATAAATTCATCATCTTTATGTTTTTGATAACTTCTATTTAATTCTCTAATAGTATTTAAAACTTTATCTTCATTTTTTGCTTTAAATGGACTATCTTCAAAATTGCAACATTCCCAGTTTTCTATTTGATAACCAGTATGTTCATAAGAATAAAGACTATCAGTTGCATAGCAATCAATAGCATCTTTACCTTTATGGTATTCACCATCTAAGCAATCTCTTGTCCTATGGAATATCCACCCATATTTGAATTTAACGTCTTGGGGAAATACCCATGCCCAGTTAGTATTATCTCTAATAATTTCATAGGCTTGTTTATTAGTTAGTTTTTTCATTTTTAGACTCCATATGTTTTTTGTATGATTCTTCAAGAATTGCATTTAATTCTTTTCCAGTAAGTACAACAAATCCATTAATTAAATCTTTATCAATAAATTTGTATTTTTTATTAGGATTTATATTCATAATTCATCACCTTTATATCCTTTTTTAAAATAATCTTCAGCAGTTAATTTACATGCTTCAAATTCACAAGGCGTTAGTCCAGTACCGAACCATAAAATATCTGACTTAAGTTTTTCATCTAACAAACTATTATTAGAATTGTAAAACTTTAAAAAAGTTTTTACTAATGCTAGTTTTTGATTTTTACTATCTAATATCTCTTTATTTTCTACAGAAAAAGGAAAGATACATTCAGCATTTAAAACATCATTTACTGATCTAGTTGATATACACTCACTTGTATAAGTAGCATAAGGATCTAGCTTTCTTATAAAGTTATTTTCATCAAGTTCAATATGAACTACTCTTTCTGGTACAAGTAGTTTCTGATTAAACTTTCTTTCATACTTAGTTTTAACGTTAATTAAATCACAGTCTTGTTCTACATAAACAAAATCTGTTTTTTTATCGTAGTAAGAAAATTCAGAAATTTGAAACATTTCCATTTCAAGTTCGTTAATTACTTCTAAAGGCATTTCTAACCATCCATGAGCAGGATCAGAATAGAATTTAAATGAGTGTTCTTTTGGATTCATAATTAATACTCACATTCAAGAATTTTTCTAAGCATTACTTCGTCATTCATGCTGATTGATTGATATAAAAACCGATTCATAGGCTTTTTTAATTTAGTTGGTTTCATTTAAACTGGTATGTTTATGTAGGTTATTGTACATATATATATTTTAATTTGCAAATATTGAAATATATATAAAAAATAGAGACTTTTTACAGTCTCTTAATTAATTTATTCTCCAAAATAAAAGCAATTACAAAACCAGTTCAACGCCTCTTGTTGATTATCTGTAATTTTAAAATCAGTCCAACAAGTTCCCCAATCTTGAAACTGCATTTTTACATTCTCAGGCTCTTTATACTGGTTTAAATCTCCAATAACTCTGAGAGCAGGCCCGCCCCAAGTTAAAAGGATTTTAAATTCTTCTATTTCTAGTTCGTTAGGGTTTGAAGTCCAACCGCTCCGAAATTCAACACTTAAAGCACTGTTAAAAATGCTTTCTTTTGTTTGTTCAATTTCTTCTTCTTCTTCACATGATGTAGGATTTAAACTTTCTAAATAAGAAAGTCTTTCATAGTCTTCTACAATACTTTCAATATGCCCTATAGCATTTTGTAAAGCATGATTTTTTTCTTTTGTTTTCTGCATTGCGGAAAGTTTGTTAATGCTCTTTTATTATACAATAAATGTAAGTTAATGTAAGTGTATTATCATAAATTAATAATACACTTTTTATTTCTTTGTTTTAAATAAAGATTAATAATAAAAGTATATAAGGAGTAATAATAAATTTCATTTTAGTAATTGATTGATTAAGGTTTTCTTTTGGAGTTGCTTACAAGCTAGAGATTGTTTACCCATAGCATCACAATCTGATTTAGTTGAAGTCTGGAGCGATAAACTCACTCCAGAAAATACAACTATTGAAAATAATAAATAATAAAATATTGCTTTTATCATGATGTTGCTTTCCTTGCTAAATTTCTAAAAAATTGAGAAAGATTAACCTCTCCCAATTCTTCTAAGCATTTCGCAACTACCTTTGCATATAACTCAGGTGGTAAAGTTACTTTAACTTGCTCTTGTTTTACTTTCTTAGTCATCACTTAACCTCACTATTTAAGTTGTTAACCAAGTAAGCTGCTAGCTCATCTTTTAGACTATCGTCTTTGGATTGTTCGATCTTGTCAACGATAATTTTAAAAACTTCTACTAAATAATCTTTATCTGCTGAGTAGTTAGAAGACAGCATTTGAAAGCTATTAATAATATCTTTCTTAATCTGTTTGTTATCCAATTGAATGTTTAACTTCTTAGATTCGTTAGAGATGTCTAAAAAAGAACTATATGAACCAAATGCAAAATTAACTTTTAGCTTTTCTGTTCTTAGTGTTTGGGTGTCCTCTGTTGGGAACAAATTAATTGAGTTCATTTCTGGTATGGAATGAATAATTTTGTTATGTTTTCATTTAGCAAGATCTTAAATTAAAGAGATAGAAATAATAATTTACTAATCTAAGAAAATTAACTATTCCTAAGATCAAAATTTAAGAATTTACTAAACTTAATTTTATTATACCAGAAAATAGTAAACAAAACTATCAGAAAGTACAAATAAATTATTTCTTAATATTGCGAGTCCAAATTTTTTACCTAGTGTTATTTGTTTTAACTCCTTTAGACTCCTATGTTCTCTATAGGCTTTCTATGGACTTCTAAGGACTCCAAAAGACTCTATAGGTCTATTAGTTCATATAGGTCTATTTTTTGGACTGGGGGTACATTTGCAGATTATTTTTTATTTTTTATTTCTTGGGGAACTTAAATATATTCTGATTAATTTTTTGGTTCAACTTTTATAGAAAGTTCTGGAGCTTGAATATTAACAGTTTCTATGGATTCGCCAATTACTTTACCTAGGCTATCGAGAATTTGTGCTGCGGTTTGGAGTTGACCTTTTTTAATAGCTTTATTGAATAGGCGGATACGCATTGCTTGGAGGCGAGGTAGAAGAGCTTCTCTATCTTTTTCCCAATCTTCATTATTCCAAACTTTAACTCTGTCCCAATCTAACCAGGCGGTAGTTTCGGAGATATTTTCGATTGAAGCGTGTTCTATTACTAATTGACGAGTAGTTTTACCTTCAAGCTGTCTAGCATATAGTCTTTGGGAGCGTTTTAGAACATCTGATATTGTGGAGCGAGTTCTTTTTTTAGGAGAATTAGCGAGAGGATTATTAATAATGTTATCTGGAAAAGTAGAGGAAGCCACAGACTTGATCTTAATAGTATTTAGTTGAATGATAACTTAAAAGTAGTGAAATAGGCTATAAAGGAGGGGTATGAGTTGTATTTTTTGTAAATTTTATGGCTGTAAGTGAAAAAAAGAAGAGTGAGATAAGTTTGAGGTATGCCCAGGGAGAGGTATTTAATAGTGATAAGAGATTTAGGGTATTGGTAGCTGGAAGAAGATTTGGTAAAAGCTATCTTTCTTGTATAGAACTATTAAGAGGAGCTATAAATCGTCCTGGAGAGGTTTATTTCTATTGTGCTCCTACTTATCGGATGGCAAAGGATATTGCATGGAAGGAATTGAAGAGGTTGACACCGAAAGTATGGATTCAAAGTAAGAATGAAACAGATTTGAGGTTGGAATTGATAAATGGATCAACTATTGAGTTGAAGGGAACAGAAAATGCAATGGCATTAAGAGGTAGAAGTTTGGCTGGTGTTGTATTGGATGAGGCAGCATTTATGGATCGTGACGTTTGGGCTGAAGTTATTAGACCTGCATTAGCAGACAAGCAAGGTTGGGCACTGTTTATTAGTACACCAGATGGAACTGCTAGTTGGTTTTACGATATGTGGTGTTATTGCGGAGAAGAAGAGTGGAAAGATTGGCAAAGGTGGAGTTTTACGACTATAGAGGGGGGTAATGTTGTAAAAGAAGAAGTTGAAGCTGCCAGGTCGCAATTAGATGCAAGAACATTTAGGCAAGAATTTGAAGCTAGTTTTGAGAATCTTACTGGATTGGTGGCTGTTAGTTTTGCTGATGAGAATATTGATAAGGAAGTACAGGATTTACACATGCTTCCTTTGTTAATTGGGTTGGATTTTAACGTTGACCCTATGGCAGGAATTTGTGCGGTAAAGCATAATGATACGCTTTATGTCTTTGATGAGATTATGTTGACGGGTGGTGCTACGACTTGGGATTTTGCTGAAGAGGTTACGAGAAGATATGGAGTTGATCGTAGAATTATTGCTTGTCCAGATCCCACTGGAAGTGCAAGAAAGACGAGTGGGGTTGGTGTAACCGATCATACGATACTTAGAAGGTCTGGTTTTACCGTTATGAGTCCTAGAAGTCCCTGGAAGATCAGAGATAAGATTACTGCTGTCAATACTGCCCTGTTTGACGCTAATGGCGATAGAAGGACGCTTATACACCCTCGCTGTAAAGAATTAATAAAAGCACTTAGGACATTAACTTATGCACCTAATACTGGTTTACCTAATAAGAATCTTG